TATATATATATGGCATTTAAAGATATATTAAAGGTAATTTACACTACATTCGGCTGGTTTTATATAGTCTTCTATTTTCTATGTTTCATTATAACAGTTCCTAATTTTTTTCTGTGGGGAATCATGGCAGGACTATCTATTATAGTAGGATTTGGTACGATGTTCATGGTATATGTTGTTAAATGGACAGTTGGAGATGATAATGAAACGGTCGATATAGTACAACAACATTCTGCACAACAAGCTGCCCAATTAGAAACAGATGACGGAATTATTATAGAATAATATACAATATCAATGACTGAATCTCAATTATCTAAAGAAACAATTGATGAACTAATTAATGAATACAAAAGATATAAGAAATCATTAACATATGAATCCGACAAAAAATTAGAAACATTAACTATGAATTTTATTAGAGAAAGAAAAATAATAATTTATGGAGGTTATGCAATCGACAAATTAATTAAAAAAGCAAGTGGAGGAAAAGATAGTTATTATGACGGAACTATAGATAGCATAGATTTTGATGTATATTCTTTAAATTATATCAAAGATTCGGAAGATCTTGCTAAATTATACAAAGAAAATGGTTTTGGACATATTCGTATTGTTTCAGGAATGCGAGGAAATACAAGAAAAATATTTATTGAATTAGATCCAAATGCATACATAGATATTAATGAAATGACGCCTGAAAATTTTGACCGACATGTTGCTCTTGGATTACAAAATATTGATGGTATAATGTATGCCCATCCAAATTTCCTAAAGATTGATCAATATCTAAATTTATCTACTAATTTATTTGTTGATTATTATAGAATGGAAAAAGCCTATAAGAAAATGAGTTTATTAGAGAAATATTATCCAATCACTAAAAGAGGAATACTTCCTAAATGGAAAATATATCCTATTGAACAAAATTGTATTATTAGTGGAGATATGGCATACAATTATTATATTAATGGTGCAATTAAAGGTGAAGCAATAGAATATTCTTTAGATTTAGGTGAGACATTTTATTTACCTTATGGTAATTGTAAGATGGCTGTTCCACCAATGATACTTTATCATTATTATTTAGATAAATTCGAAAGAAACACAAACGAACATGACGATAAAATAGCAAATCTTGTAGAATATATAAATAATTTAGGATTATATCCTAAAAATACTACTATACATATTCCGCAAATAAAAAGCATACAAAAAAAACAAAAAGGATTACCAACTTTCTATATTGAATAAGAATTTAATCATTCGTATCGGATAATTGATAATTCGCATTGATCAGAGAATATATTAAATTCTTCATATTTTCCATTTGGTAATCTTCTTCTAATAATAAATGGCGTCTTTTTTTGATGTAATTCATATCTTGCCATTTCAATAAAATTGCCTAATATATTTGATGGTATAGGTGTATTAGGTTTTACTCCTCTTGCAAACATTTCTGCACGTGCACCAATAATTGTAGAATATTCATATTTTGTCATGACTTTACGTGATACTCTAGCATCTGGTGCAGTTAATTTAGCACTAATATTATGTATAGTTCTATCATTTTCTAATTTAACAACTCTTTGTTTTTTAATCATAGTAGTATATAATATATTTTATCTTTTAATTATATTCATTTTTAATCATAATATGAAAATACTTGAAAAGCATAGTAAAAAGATTACTAAAGTATTAGAAAATCAATTAAAGAATCCTACTTTTGATAAATGGGCTGCAGATGATGAAGTAAAATTAATAACTCAATTAGCAACATCTACTTTGCCAGAAAAACATAATAGAATACAAGTTATTGCACAGCAATTATATCTTAAATATTTAGTATGGATGATAACAAATAGAAATGGCGGTATGTTACCAAAAGGTTATATTGATAATCTAAAGAGATTATTTAAGAATCAACAAAATGTAATTGATAATGTGTGAGAATTATATGATTCTAACGATTTCTGTATTTGGTTGTTTTGAAAAAGAATATAGATTAACCACGGCTGAAATTTTATTTTCAAGTAGCTGATATCTTTTCATAGGATTATATATGATTTCATATGTTAATAATTCCGTAAATTTATCAAAATGTTCTTGACTAATTAATAATTTATCATCAGAACATTGTTTCACTAAAGTATAATCTGCTATTTTTTTATTACAAATATTTCGTATATTACTTTTTCCTATTATTTTTGGCCTTTCATTAATAATAATATGTTTGTTAAGTAAATTCCTAATTAATGAACGTACTGTAGATAAATCTCCTTTTGCTTCTATGATTGAGTTTTTTGTTTCTTTCAGATATTCTATCATATGATGTTTCTTTTGCCGGATCAAAATATAATCATTAATAAATCTATTGTCTGATCTGGAACCATATTTTTCCAATAGTTTTGTTTCCCATTCTTTGGCGGAAAGATTTTTGAATGGTTCTTTTTCTGCTTCATTAAGATAATGTGCTAAATGCATAAATAATACATTATAAATCTCATAATCTACATCTATCTTAGTATCTAATGGTATTTCTCTTCCCATATCATAATAGATTTTTTTGCGCGGAAATATTTTGTGCTCATCTAATACTTCTTTTTGAGGTTTAAAGAAAATATATTTAGTACCTAATTCAAATCCTATATTTTCGTCCTGTTTATTCATTAATAATCCTGTTATCTTGATATTACTAAATTTGTCTCCATATTTTGATAACTTTTTTAATAATCTTAGAACAGCTTCTCTTTCATTGTGATATTCTTCTTTTTTTCTTATGATTGGTAAGCTACCATTCGGTAAACTAGGAGTAATAGGGAAATAAACTTCATCAATTATAACATTGGAAACGATATTACTTTTTATATATAATACTTGAGTTGCTTTGATTTTTTTATTATATATATCTGTTATATTAATAAATCCATGTGATTCTTCTGTAATAATTTTATTATATATACATTTGAGCTGTTCTATTATGTATGAATGATTATCATGTATATAGGTAAATATATAATTCTTTTTTTGTGGTAGTTCTATTTGTGTAACTATATTGTATTTTACTATCTCAGATACACTTTTAAGTATTATAATGATATTTTTTAGTCCTATCAGAAAATTATTGATACTGATTCTATCAAAGAAATCTATTGTATTAATTTTGCCGTTTTTTTCTTCTAATAAGATAATTAAAGTACGAGTTCTCAACTGATATTCTTGTACGATTTCTTCTTCTGATATACCACGCAATCCTTGTAAAGGTAATATGCCAGTCACTGTATCACGAAAAGATAAATCATTTTGAGAACCAACTAAGAGATAACATTTTGAACCAACTGCAATAGAATTCTGTTTAATTAAACAATGATCATTTAACATATCATGTAATAAATCAGGTAAATACGATAATTTATTTGGAGGTAAGCTTTTCTTTGCAGTATATTTCCTAATATAGTAGAGATTAGTGATATCTTCTCCTCTAAGACCTTTTTCTATTTGTGGATCACCAGTAGCACATTTTTTATACATTGGTGTATTCCTTTTGTCTATCTTACCGCAACATGGCATACATAAATTTTCTGGATGATTAATAGGATTTAGAAATGAAACATAAGGATACTTTTTATTAGAACAAACATATGCTGTTGTTTTACCAGGATATGTAAAATTCTTATAATATAGGATGCTATGTTTTGGTATCTTATGTGTGGATACAAAATTATCAAAGATATCTAAATCTTTAAAGAATGCTATTGGTTGTTTTGGTCTTTGACAAATACGAGAATATAATTTTTGTTTGCCTGGTAATACAGTTGGAGCATTAAATAATTTAGGATCAATATTCTTTAAATTATTTTTGCTTTTGTAATCTTGATCTACCTTTTTAATATTTTTGATAGCATATTCTATCTCATACAAATAAAATAATCTCACGAAGAAATTAAACACACTAGAAATATCATTGTCTGTATGAATATTGTGGATTTGTACTTCAAGTATATTTGTGCCTATAATTTTAATGAATGAACCGGCTTGCTGACGTAATTCATCAACTTGATCTGTATGTATAGAAACTTTTTTGAAATAGAATGACATGAAATTTTTACTAGAATAATTTTTATAATCTCGATCTACTATTTCTCTATATCTCAATGCTAATTTCTCAAATAATAGATAGTCTATAGGAGCACTAAGTGATACTTTAAACATATACATTCTCTCTTCTTCACGATATAATAATTTGATATCTGGATAAATACTTTTCAATGGACCTAAAAATGTATCCACATCATAACGTACTGTCCCATCCATATTAATAACTGCATCTTTATCATTGATATATATGCCTGGATCTGCGGGAATTATATCTGGATTATCTGACATTTTAATTTTGGTAAAATATTTCTTGTATACTCTAGTTTCATCAAATTTGCCTATTATCTGCCAGATATTCTTTGATACTCTTAATTTATCAAAAAGATAAGGTAAGTTAAAACGTGTATTAAATATAGCATTTACCCGCATTTTAACTAACATAGGATTATTAAAGTTAAATTTCTTTATCTTTTTTGCATAATTTTTTATTTCTTTTGTTGTGATTGTTCTTAATTCTCTTAATGAATCTTTGATTTCATATTGTTTTGGTTGTAACATTTGTCCTTTGAAAAGATCCTTAAATTCAGTAAGTGTGACAAAAGGCCAATAAGGCAATATGTAATTATCATAATATTCTTCAAAATTAATGTCTGTTGTTAATTTTTGATCATATATGTATTCTGAAAGATTTCGAACTATAATATTATCTACTTTGCCTAATAACATATGATGTTCATTGATAAAAGTACCTAATCCAATGTTTTCTTTCCCAATATTTTTAATAAATACTTTCTTTTTTGTATATTTGTGTCCTATTGGTTCATCTGTTCCTTCAAAATATATACATTGATAATGTGCAGGAATACCACAATAAGTTTCTATCTTTTGTTTTACCACATATATAGTATCAAAAGAATCTATGTAAATAGGTACATTAACTTCTTTTTTTTCATTTTCTACTTTACTTCTTTGTTCTTCTAATGCTTCCCATTCTTCTTCAATCGCAAATATATCATCTTCCATCTCATCTTCTTCGTAAGATTCTTGATTTTGATCTTGATTTTGATCTTGATATTGATCTTGATCTTGATATGTATTATGACCTAAAAAAAGAAAAATTTTGTCTTCATAGAAAAGTTTTACCTTAATTGGCTTCTGTGTATAATCGACTAACATTCAATTATTATATTCATTAAAAATAATATTGATCGTATGGTAATTCACTTTCTTCTATAATTTTATCATGAGTCTTTTTAATTAATGGAATAGCAGATTCATATTTCTGTTGATCATAATCTACTTCAACTATGGTTCTATCTTCTAATTTCCAATAAACATATTCTGAAGATTTGACTTTTTCCTTGACACTAAATAATTTTATCAATAAATCTTTTTTTGCTTTAATAAGATCTTTTTCTAGTATATTGTTAGGATATAAACATATCGGAAATTTTTCTCCTTTTATATTATATCTCATTAATATTCCTTTGTTTTCTGTTTTATCTTCTAAATATTCTTGTTCATTCTTATATTCAATGAATTTATTATTAATAAAATCGCAATTTTTTTGTCCGCATACAAACATTTGTTGTTGCATTTGACACCAATAGTAAGAAGGTACAAATCCATTAACACATTTAATACATTTTATATTTCCTACTTTTTCTGCTGTATATCTTTTATAATTGAAAGGACATTTGATTTCAATTAGATAAGTATCTATAATATGGTTTTTATTATTTTCGATATCCTCTAATGTTTTAATATTACTAATATCAAAATCTTTGGTAAATGTAAATACTACGCCATCTGATGATGCAGCAATATAATCATGAACAGGATGAACAATAGAAGATGTTTCAAGTATAACTACATTGTATTTTCTGTTATCATTAATATATTTTTTGTATAGTTCGCATGCGATGGGTTCATAACATTCGCCATATTTTGTATATTTATTACCATTAAATGTATCTATACCTTGTATGCTCTTGACTTTATCATCAATGAATGTATCAATTGACTTATTTCCATATGCCATGCCAAATATTGCGGCAACTTCAGATGCATTTATTCTTCTTTTTCTCATTTCAATCCATTCATTTGATTTTTGTTTTGGACCTTCAAGATTCTTTTTCAATAATTGAATTGTTGTATCTACCTTACCCATCAATGCAAAATGTTCGATGTTATTATTAATAAATGATGTAATGAATTTATATGATTCATCAATATCTTCAAAGTTTTTAATTGCTGTTACATTGATTTTTCCTGATTGAAATATATAGAATGATATATCTCTCCATATAAGTTCTAATGCTCTTCCTTCCATACTTTCATAAATACAGAAATATTCATCATTTGGGTTTTGATCAATGAATTCGTACAATTTATAATTATTAATATTTATTGATTCGTCAAGTATTTTGATATTATAGACAATCATAGCTATCTCTCTAAATACAGGAATAATAGGATGAGAGAATACACTCATATCGTGAAACGATGACATTATAGTAGCTATTTTTTTCATTAATAAATCGCACTCAGATTTATTTCGAATACCAGTAATTTGCATTGTTCCATTTCTACATACCTTAGTATTAATTAATCTATTAGGTGATAATAGGATACCAAATGTTGCTGAATTTGAGAAACCTTTTCTTTTTGGTCTACCTGCTTTATTTATTATCTTTTTTTCTGTTTGATCATCAAAAGAATAATCTGAATCTATAATATGATTTATTCGTTCGGATGGATTACATTTAAGAATTTGAATATATTTGCCATTATTTTCGCGATGAAAATATTTTACAAATTTAACATCTTTTGATAATTTTATTTCTGAACATAATTTAAGTAAATCAACATATGTATCATTAGATGTTGTAGAAAATATAGATGCAATACATGTAATAGTAGCAATATTTACGTCACTGAATTTAATGATCATTGATATTAATAATAATAATTCATTTATTTCATTTTTAATTGAAATAATAAATCAATAGATATTTGTGCAGATTCTACTAATACTAATGATCCTTCACCTAATGGAAAAGGTGCTCTTGTGTTTGTTTTGGCTTGATTTGCAACTTGTCCTGAAAGATCTACAGGAATAGTAAATGTATTTGCACCAGTTACAGTAATTGTATGTATTTGATTTATTTGCTGATTAATTAATGTATTTGTACCATTATTAAATTCTTGTATTCTTACTTTCATTCCTGTGGTTAATTGATGTGCATAACCTAAATTAATTTCTGTTGGATTTGTTGTTGAAAAAGAAGATACACCTGGCGTAAAATATAAAAATCCGGATGGTCCTTTAATTTTAACATTCCTACCTAATTGATAAGGTGCTTCATCTATTGTATATCTTTGATTTATATTCTCATTAGATAAATCTACTGGAATTGTAAATGTATTTGCGCCTGTAACAGTTACTGGGAATCCGCTCTTCCTATTAATCATATTATTAAGTCCTTGTGAACTACCATTCTTAAAATCTTCAATGAATATTTTATCTCCATTTGTTAAATTATGCACAATGCTAGTTGTAATTTCTGTAGGATTTGCATTTGTAAATGATACAACATTTAATAAATCATCACCAAATTTAAATATTTCGCCATTAGAATCAAGTATTTTAATTGTCAAATTACGTAATAATCCGCTATTTTCAATAGTATTATTTGCAATATATTCATCAATAGGATTAATTCTTATGAATGGTTCAGTATTTAATACATCATATGGATATCTAATTACTGCTGTTGCAGCGCCACTTGGTAAATCATGAGAAAATACATTTCTATCATTTAATTCATCTATTTCTAAAAATAGATATGGTTCAGCATGTACATTATTCATATGTAAGAAATTAGGCAAATGACCGCCTATTAATTTAACAGATTCTACATTTTTTAGACCACCATTTGGTATTTCATATCTAAAATATGTAGACGATGTATATTTCATTTTATTTCTCGATTTACTGCTGATATTGAGGACTATCATTTTCTTTTTATTATGGACCTCTTCTATTCTTTTATGAATTTGATTCATTAATAATATATATGTTTGATAGTAATATATTAATCTATCTAATTTCCTCTTATTTGGAAAAAATAAATGATTACCTAAAATTTCGATTACTTAATAAGGAAATCAAAGAAAAACTGGATAAACTATTGATAACACAGCATATCTATATTCGAAAAAAAAATATTCCTGATTTCTTCCTTGAAAAATTAGTGAATGTAACTATGGGACGAAACAAAATATCAAATAAATTAATTGAAGTAAAGTATTTAGATTGTCAATCATCCTACATAAAACATATTCCAAATCAATTAGAAAAACTTGAAATACTAAATTGTAGTTGGAATAAATCAATAAAGGTTATTCCTGAATTTAAACAACTTAGAAAATTAGAATGCTCTGGTACATCTATACGTGCATTACCTAAATGTCTCAAAAATATTAAAGATTTAACATGCTCATATAACATATTATTTGGCAGTATACCAAAAACATATAAAGAATTAGAGATATTAAATTGTGCTTGGTCTAACTGTGGCAATATACCATACTTTGAAAAATTAAAATCATTAACATGTGCAACAATAAATGACCTATCTATTCAATTAGAAGAATATCCAAATCTTGAATTTATTATGACAACAAATTATATTCTACCAGACAAATTCAAAAAGATCAAAAAAATTATATTAAGTAAAGACGAAGCAAACAAAACTATTCATACATACGAAACTCTTGAACAATTAGATTGTATAGAATCATCAGTAGCTACTATTAATCCCTTACCTAAATTAAAATATTTAAATATTACAAAATGTACAAATATACTGTATTTGCCGGAAGATTTACCTTCACTAGAAATATTAATATGTCAAGATACATTAATTAATAAATTACCAAAATATAAAACACTTAAAAAATTAGATTGTAGAGATACTTTGATAGAGACTATTCCAGATGAACTAGATCAATTAGAATATATTGACTGTAGAGGTTCTAAGATAACAAAAATACCAATATTACCTAAATTACGTATACTAAAATATGATTGTAAAAATGTAATTGAATTGAATAAATATCCTAATTTAATTATGATAAATGGTAATGTAATCAGGAATCTTCAATGTTAAAATAATATTTACGCTTATCATCTATATATTTTTTTGGGTATTCTTTTGATACATATTCTTCAAATGTTATACCTTTTAGACGAGATACAATAAAATCAATTACAAATATACCGCAATCACCATCATTAAATTGTAAAGGTTTTGTATTTTTAATGAACTGAATTTGTCCGCCTTCTAAATGTTTGATTGAATAATAAAGTAACATCAACATAATAATATGTTGTACTTGATTATGGAAACGAAATAAACTAGGATCAAAATATTCTATAGATGGATAAGGTTTTCTATCTAAATCAACAAATATGGTTACCCAATGCGATTTATATTTATTTTGTGGTAAACTTCCACATAGATTCAATATTAACGCAAACTTTTTTTTCGATAGAGAACTTGTGACTTTTGTTTCTTTAAAATACCAAAAATCCATCAATTCAATTCCCAATAATTGAAATTCTGGGTATTTCTCTTCATATTGAATAAGAACATCATATATATCAAAATTACTTAACCATCCATCATCTTCCCATGTCGCTACAGGTCTATGAATAAACTTACCTTTGGTAAAATTATATTTCTTTTCCCAACATAATTCAGATACACATTTTGGATCTGCTTCTAACAAATATTCTTTAATTAATAAAATGTTTTCTTCTCTAGTAGGTTGTACATTGCCTGTTAATTGATTTGCTATATCTTTTAATTCTTCATCGGTATAACAACTTAATAAAAGATGCTCTCTAGAAGGAGAACACTTTATATCTAGATTTATTTTTGACATTTATTCTATATTTATATATAAGTAAATATGGGGTTCTGTTTATTAGGCGTCATAGGTGAATGTGGTCCAGATATTACAACCATTCAAGAGGTCTCTAAACATCAACAAACAAAAATAACAGAAACACTTAATGAAAAGCTTGTAAAAACTATGACAGAAATGCGTGCAACAAGTACAAATATTCAAAGAGTATCATGTATTGCGACAGATGGTGATTGTATTATTGATGGTGTAAGAATGCGGCAGATGGCTGAAGTAACAACAGAAGGTGTCGCAAATATTAATAAAAATCTTAAAGGTGATGCTATTGTTGATCTTGCGATAGATGCTGCATCAGAAGCTTATCTTGATTATGAGAATAAAGGTACAACTGGCGGTATGCGTAAAACATTTACAGATACAGAAAGAGAGCTAATTCAATATGCAAAAACAGAAATGAGAAATGTTGTTCGTGATGATACATTCACAAACTGTTCTGCTATGATCATTAATGAACAAGTAGTTGAAGGTAAAAGTGCAAATGGTGATGTTGTTATTCGGATGATAGATATGGAGCAAACATCAAAGGCAATAGCAAATTGTGTTGTATCTACTGTTATTGATTTAATTCAAAATATCAAAAATAACGAAACATTAACAAGTAAATTAAAATCAGAAAATAAAATGTATCAAACATCTACATCTAGTCAACTAGTTGAAACTGCTGGCGAAACTGTAAAAGCGATTGCACAAGAAGCAGGTAAAACAACATCAAATATAGCTGACAACATATTTTATTTAATATTAGCTATAATTATCATTATAGGAGCTATATTCTTAATTAAAATAGTATTAGGTAAATGAGCACTCATAATTGTACAAAATATCAATATGAATACCCGCCAATATATGGTCATGTACGTCCAGGAGCAAAAATTATCGTTCCTGTATATTATGGCTTATATCTCAATAAAATTAATATAGCAAATGTAGAACAAACACCTATTATTGATCATATTGAATTATATTATTGCGACAATAATAGAAAAAAAATAAATAATAAAATCATTGAATCAGATACAAAATTTAAATTAACTATTGAAATATATGAAATACCTGAAAAAAATAAAATAAGACATATTACTATTCAATTAAAGAATGATCAATTTGTTGTCAAAGATATTTCTGTATGTTTAACATATTATCCAGTAACTACTGCTACATAGTAAATCCATGAATAAAATGCTGCACGATATGGATTAGGTGCTTTATTTTTTAGCCCCTTTACATATGCAAATGGTATTCCTATTAACCAAATCAATGTTACAATACCAACACTAATAATTGAAAATATAATAAGTGAATAAAGAAACAATTTGAGTGATATTTCTCTTTTAATTGGAGGAACTGTACCTACTACTACATCTTTATATACATTATATTTATCATGACCGCTGAAATTTGAATAATAATGACGTTTAGATACGTCATAAATATTAATATCATCTTTTTTTGTTTTACCTTTATTTTTTATTTTTTTACAAGTATTTTCTATCTCATCGATCTCTTTATCTAGATCTTCTTTAATATACTCAATAATTGATGGAAATAATTCTTCTGTAGTCTTTTTAGTACTGTTTAATTGATTTAATGTGATAGTACAATCATTTTCTGTTATATTTTTCCCTTTCTTTTTGAAGTTTGCTACTGCATTTTTAACTATTTTTGTGAATGCATCATATTTTATCTTCTCACTAACTTGCTTGACATATTTTTCAAGTTCTTTTTTCTGACCTTCTGGCTTATGTTCATCGGCCAAAAAATTTTCTAAATTCTTCAATAATGT